CAAAGTACCTAAAGCCCGGGGGGTATATGCCGGCATCTCCTTCGATCTCGCCTGATCCTCGAAACTCTGCGGCTTCATCCGATCTTCTCCGTGAGGCGATCTCATCTGATCTTCGCCGTGCTGACAGCCCTCTTGAAGGCCTTTCGGAACTCCTTGTCGAACTGAGACCGAACTACGCCCTTGGCGATACGGTAGTACGGGAAAGTCTTTGAGTAGCGGGCATCTGGCTCATAAGCAATCAGCATTTTTAACCCCCCGCCCCTCTTTCGCTGATAAATTCCAGGAGGAAGGCCCTGGGCCCTTCCGGCTGAAAAAACATCGCTCCTGGCGAGCAAAGTCTGAACCCTGTTCCGGGTGAGGTTGCCGTACTTGTTCAAACGGGCGCTACTGGTGGGCACCACCAGGGCCCGCTTTTTCGGAAGCCGAGTGCCCCCCTGAGTCTGAATTCGGATGACTTCGTTTATTCGCGCCGAAGCCTCGTCGAATCGGTTGCGGCCTTTGAGACCAGGGATCAGTACCGCCGAGAGATCGCGCTTCGTCGACCGACGCCCGCGGAATGCCCCCCTACCCCTTGGCGAGTAAATGCCGTTGAGGAGGAAGGGGGTGGGGCGGTCAAAAATTCGCTGTGCTTGTGCCCGCTGCGCCTTCGCCGCCTTCTTCGCGGTTTCATTGAGCGCAACTGACGTCGCGAACGGCACCTGCCGCTTAAGGAAAGGCGGCAGCTTGCGCGTAAACTGGCGAAGGTTCGACCGGACGGTAATCTTGGCTGGCATGCGACCGCCTAGCAGTCCGCCGAGTGCAGTGCCGCCATCGCGTATGCCTGGCGCAACTCATCAGAGATGCTTACATGTTCGCCGTCATCCTCAGAAAGCTCGATGAGCCTGTCGAGATAGAACCGGGCTTTGTTCAAGTCCTGCACCGGAGTGCCTTTCTCCTGATACCGCCAAAGGTACTTAAGTACCTGGCAACGGAGGTGACCAGCAAAAACCTCGGGGCCAACCATCGCCTCCATCGCCGTGATGCAGTCGACGCCATTATGGCCTTTGTAGTGCGCTGGATTGTTCACCGGGTCGCTCATGGCCGCCACTCCCTTATCGCTTCTTCGATCCGCCGTTCCTCGCTAAGGTTCGGCTCATAATCCTCGCCGTCCATAGTGACTACATAGTCCATTTCCTCGGGGTCCGGCGGCTCGGCATCGCCAAAGCCCCAGCCGGTGACGACCATCGGCCTGCCCGGGTCATAATGCAGAACCTCGACGTGAAGCATTCCCTCGTCACCTTGAATCTCTAGCTCAAACACGCTCGCCTTTCTCCTTGTCGACGGCCATGATCCAGCACCTAACAAGTTCCGCATCATAATCGGTCGTCATTCCCGTGCGAATCCTTGTCAGCAGCGACTCAACATCATCCTGAGTCGGTGGCCCAACGCTGGCCTGGCGATTGGCGATCATACGCTCATGGAGCTTCCAGGCTTCTTCTTCCTCGGGCGTCAGTTTTGCCATGTCGTTCATCCCTGATCCTCGCAGTTTGGGTTACGGTCATCGTAATCAGGCCATGCGCCAGCACATACCATTTCAGCGTAGTGCTCGGCCTGTCGCTGCTCCTCTTTCATATCCATCGTCCCAACCCAGCCATAGATCGCCGTGAACGCGACGAACCCAGCAATGATCTTCCAGTTCATGATCGCCTCCTTGGTTCTAGGCAGTCCTCACTGCCTGTAAAGTTTTTTTACACCAGCGTGATCGGGTTTGCAACCTTGATCCAAACGTCGATGTGCTGACCAGGGCGCTTGATGTTAACGATCTCGGCCGACTCGGCCACCTCCGGCACGCTCAAAACCTTGAACAGCCAGAACGCGAACTGGCCCATCTTAGGCTCCCCGCCAAGGCGGAATCTGAACTCATCCCTCAGATAGGCCATGTGAACACATCTACCGACACACGCGTTCAACGCCTCAACCATTGCTACCGCCGGGGTGTCGTAATCAGATCGCCTCATCTCGCTCTCGCATTAGGGGCTCTTGGGGGTTGGATGTATCTACCAGGGCGAAGCCCCCACCAGGGGGTCGGCTAACGCCGACCCTGGTGGATACTGATACCCCCTTAGAGCCCCTTATGATGTTCTCAAAAATTGTGTTGTCACCACCGGTTTTCTATTAGGGGGCGGCGGTGGTGACAACAAAAAACCCGGCCTCTTTGCCGGTCCTGGTGAACACCGTCTCGGTGGTCATCTCAGAGCGCATCCACTCCTTTAGCATCTTGACCTCTCGATCCGGTATTCCGGCTGGGAACTTCCACGGCACCCGACCGTCAGGAACCCGATGTCGACTGGTGTGTATGTAAGCCGGCAGATCGGTAAGTGCGTCTCTTATCATCCCCTTCCACTGATTTACCTGGATATCTCGCTGCATTTCCTTCGCCATGTCTCGGGCCTCCTCGGAGTGCTCGGACCACTCCAGGACCATCATGTCGGCCTGCCCGTTCGTGAACTCGACTGGAACCTTGTATGGCTCGCCGGCCCACTGGGGGGAATGATCGATCAGCCGCCAGCGATCCTTCTCCCATTTGGCGACGGTCCGCTCGATCTCTTTGTCCCATTGGACGTTAATCGAGAAGTCGATGTTGTCAATCAGCGCCGATGCGCCTCTAGCGGACCTGCCTTCCGATATCTTGCTGGTGTGATGGACGATGAAGATACAGCCCCTCGGGTCGAGAGCGGGGATGATGAACTTCTCCATCATCTTCATGAGCCGGGCGGCCTCCTTGTTGTCGTTTTCCTCTAGCTGGAACGACGTACTCAGGGTATCGAACACCAGCATCATCGGTTTCTGCGGCAAAAGATTCATCCAGGCCGCGAGAAATTCGATCTCAGCCGTTTCTATGCTCATGGTGGGGTGGGTGTACAGGGGGTGACTCTTTTGGCCCTCAGAATGGTTTATATACGCTTTCAGACGCGCTTTTATGTGCCCATGTGACTCGGAGAACATCACCACCGGCCCTGGGCAGAGTTTATGTCCGTGCCATTCGGTCATGCCGTTGCGCATGTGCACCACCAGGTCGCATATCAGGTGACTCTTGCCGGAGTTGTTTGGGCCGAACAGCATCCCGATGGACCCGGCCGGGATCAGTCGGTCGAGCATCCACTCGGGCTGGGTGACTTGCTCATCCCATTCGCTTGTCCCGAGCTGGCCGAAGGCGGAATTCTCGAAGCGCTCCAGGAATGCCTCGTAGTCGTTCACTGCAACCTCCCGCGCATCTGATCCATGATCTTCTGGAGCCTCTCCTGGCGCTCAGGATCAACCCGACCCATCATCCGAGCGACCGCCAGGATATCTGCTGGCTTGAATGTCAGGTCCGTCCGGAGATTACCCTCGGCGACCATCATCAGGACGTCGCAATAGCTCAAATCCGACTGGCGATATTGCGTCGGCTTGAAGTCCCCCTTCGGCACCAGGCCACGATTCTCAAGCTCGCGCATGATATCGGCGTATCGACAGCCGTAGCGGCAGAGAAGGATGAGGTCGGCCGACTGGCCCTGCTTAATGTGAAATCGGTCATGCCCGCCACATAACGGACAAGGACCCTTGTATTCGCTGCCAGCCCTCTTAAGCCCGAGAGCTTCGGCGATTGCTTTAACGTCCATGAGATTCCTCGATTCTTTATAGTTTGGCGATGAAGTTTGCCTTCATTCGGTTGATCGTTCGTTCTTCATCTCCTCGATTGTCTGTTGCAAACGCTGCTCAACAGCATCCCTCGGCAGGCCTTCGAGCTGGCCCGGTTTAAGAACCAGGACGAAATGTCCAGTCTGCCTTAGTGCAGCGATGGATTCTTGAACACGCTTGTTCCGGAGGTGCATCGGCTAGTCACCGGTGCTGCCGAAGCCGCGGACGTCTCGATGAGTCCGGCCGAGCTCGCTGACTACCATAAGGGTGGCGTCCGTATACCGTTGCACGACTAGCTGCGCGATCCGGTCACCGATAGAAACCTCGAACGGTTCCTCACCGTGATTGACGAGCACCACGCCGATTCCGCCGCGATAGTCGCAGTCGATAACGCCCGCCAGTGTGTCGATTCCGAACTTAGCCGCCCACCCTGATCGCGGCCAGACCAGGCCAACGTGATCGACCGGCAGCGACACCGCGACGCCGGTCTCAACCGTCCGATAGTCGCCAGGCCATAGCCACGCGTCCTCGGCGGCATAGAGATCGAGCCCGGCAGCGCCGGGCGTCGATCGGGTGGGCACGATTGCCTCCGCGAGTAGTAGTTGGATCTGGATATTCATCAGAACGGAATGTCGTCGTCAAAGTCCGAGCTCGCGGCCGAAGGCGCTGGCTCGCTCTTGGTGGAATATAGCTGCTCGGCGGGGGCCTGCTTCTTCTCAATGCCCTCCACCGACTTGATGCGGTTAAAGTTCCCGTCTACCTCGACCAGGACGCTTACCTTGGAACCGATCAGCTCCTCCGGGTTCTGCGGGTTCTTAATGGACCGGAACCCAGCCGCCATGCAAAGCCTGGCGAGCTGCTCGGCGGCGATGTTCCGCACCTGCTCTTTCTCATGAAGGATGTTCAGGTTGTACCAGACCTTTCCCTTGTCAGTCTGCATCTCAACGTTGAGATACTCCTGGCCTGTTTTGGATGTTTTCATCAGGAACCCGTTAATCGTTGCCTCATACCAGCCAGCCGGCAGGGGGCCGAACGACTTTTCGGGGGTCTCGTTGAGAATCTTCTCGGCATCAAACATCAGTTCGCTCCTTTCAGTGCTTTCATAAATTCTGACCAGTCGAAGGGCATTTCTTCCGGCAGACCGTATCGGTTTTTCGCGATCCAGGCTGGGCGCTCTTCGGTGTGCATAACCCTATTGCCATGCCCCACGCCGCGGGTCCTGGGGCGTCCCTTCTCCTCGGTCTTGACGGTCGACGCCTCCCATTTTGCGAAGAATATGCAGTCGCAATTCTCTGAGATTAGATCGGCCGCTTTGGTTTGCAGCTTCAGGACGTACCGGTCATACCCCTCGGAGTCCGGTGCCTCAAACCGTTTGACCGCCGTGTGGCAGCACAAGACCACGGCCATCTTTTTCTGGTCGCGGAGGTAGTTGAGCCGGTCCAGGAACTCTCGCCAGTAGCGCAGCGCCTCGACGTAGCCCTTGCCGAATCCTGGCTGCTCGATCGACGTCCAACCGTTCTTCTCGCAGGTGTGTTTCCAGATCAGCGGCTCCAGCCAGTCCATCGAGTCGACGATGACTGTCCGGTATTGGTGATCATCATTTACCAGGGCGTCGAGCGCCGACCTGGCCTCGGTGTAATTCTTGGGCGTCGGAAATGCGTCGTTTTCCAGTCTACCAAGGCCGTCCTCGACCGGTAGGAATATCGGCGCTGGCGCTTTCGCCCCGAAGGTTGTTTTGCCGATCCCGGCAGGGCCGTGAACCAGCACCCTGGGCGGCTTCATTTTTCCGCCCCGTGCGATATCAGTGAGTTTCATTGGTTACCTCGTCAGGTCTGATATTTCTTCGCGGATAATCCCGCAGAAAAGCTCCAGGTCTACTTCGGCGGTGCATCGGTAATCTTCCACCCCGAATATCGTGGTGTCGGGATAGGGAAGAATGCACCGCCACGGCCGCCTGTCCTCGCGGTAGCAGACGACCGGCTTCTTTCCAACACGCCGCGCCTGGTTCACGGCCTGTTGCCACCACAATTTCTTGTCATGCTCTTTTGCAACCGCATACCGCTTGCACTCGATGGCCCAGAAGTCGAGCCCGATCAGGTCATGCCCGCCAACCGATGCCTGGCTGAAATTGCGCGTCAGCTCCATGCCCGTCCACTCATAGATTTCCTTGATGAGCTGGCGCTCGGCGCTTGCGCCTTTGTTGCGGCTATTGATCGGCATGTCAGGCCTCGAAGTCGTCATCCTGACGGTTCATGAAAGTTTCAAGCGTCTTTCTCGCCTTGCGGTGCGCCTCATACTTGCGGAACGACTCCTTGAACCCTTGGCGGAACCTTTTGGAGAAGATCGCCAGAATCACGCAGATCGTTACGATTAGTGCGGCCGGCCCCCAAAGGGGCGAGAGAACTACCCACCAGGACCATAGAATGTCGCCGGTCAGCTTGAGCGCGATGAAGATCAGTGCGAGACCGGTGATGAATAGCCTCATTGCGATGCCTCCTTGATCGCCATCTCGGCCTGCATCTGCCGGATGGCGGGCAGCTTGCCCCGTTTGCGCCAGTAGTAGATGGACTGCCGAGTGACGCCGAGGGCTTTAGCCATGCGCGTCGGGCCGCCAAATTCTTCGATGATCGTCTCGATATCCATGCCTGACTCCTTTACAGCCGGATGCTGAACGGCCATGATTCGGGTGTCAAGTTTTTTTACACTCAGGAGGAACCAATGGTAGGCAAACTTTCCGACGACCGGATTATGTCGGGGTCACGCATCCCGGTCTTGTACCTCTGGGCGCATGGCGATGGGCACCCTTATTCGACGCCTAATGACGAGCTTCGTCGCTCAATCGCCGCTAAACATGGCGAATACGAACGCAGTGATATTGGTGAGCCGGGCGAAGTTGGTAATTTGCTGGAGCCCGCACTAGTCCGCTCGGTATCCGATATAACAGGGATCTCGATCCCCGACACAAACCCGCCTTTGATGAAGCATGGAGATGGACTATTCCAAGCGAGCCTGGACGGCCTGGCTGTTTGTGACGATCCGGTAACGGTGTTCGCCAGCGACTTGGTTGAAATCGACGGCGGCGAGCCGTCTATCACGCTGACCGGTCCTGTCCCGATCGAGTGCAAGGTGACTTCCGACTACCGCCGCGACGAGATCCCGCTGTTCCGAGGCCCGATTCAGCTCCAGGCGCAAATGATGGCGGCCGGGGCCGACTTCGGAATCATCATCACGCTTTACCGAGGCATCGAGCGCCAAGTCAAAATCTACCGGGCGAAGCCTGAGATCCAGCAGCCGATCGAGCAGCTTTGCCGCGACTTCGCCGAGCGGGTTGAGAACGAGCAGTTCTATCGCCCTGTCAGCGTTGACGATGCGGCGCAGACTCATCATTCAGCCGAGGGCGCTGTCGATCTGCCGGGCTTGTCCGAGAAGGTGGAACGTTTGGAGCTGCTGCGAAGCGATCTGAAGGAAACCCAGGACGATATCGACTCGCTCCAGACCGCCATTATGAATGAAATGCAGGATGCGGAGACGGCAACCTGTGGTGAGTACCTGGTGCGGTGGCCGGTCCGGCATTACAAGGCCCAGCCAGAGCGCGTAACGCCGGCTAAGGATGCTCGTTCAGTCCGGCTCAAATCATTGCAGATCAGGCGGTTTTAGGGCATTCTGGAGGGGAGTTCATTGATTCCTCCTCCTCCTTGGCCGCCTTCTGGCGGCTTTTTTTTGACCACTCGAAATCTGCCGGATCGAACTTGTTGTTCTTGGCGCTGTTCTCAACGCGGGTCAGGATTTGCATGTTCCAAGGGACGTGCAGGCCGCAAACCAGATCGTTGCTGATCGGAATGATATGGTCGACCACCATGTCATGCCCTTCGCGACGCAGCCGCTTGGCTTTTTCGTATATTTGGTCGATCCGGTCTTGAATGTCTATCTGGTCGCGCCAGACCATCCCCTTGCGAAGTGCGGACCGGTACTGACGGCTTGCTGCGCGTCTCGTCCGGGAGAAGTTAGGGTTCGCCTGTTGGCGAAGGGTTACGATTTCTTTTCTTTTTTCGTAGGATTTTTTCGCAGCCCGTCTTTTCCGCGCCTTCCGCTTTTCATCGTATTTCTTCTGAAGTGCTCGACGTCTTTCTCTTTGATCTGGCGTTGCCAGACGCTTGCCGATGGCGTCGCAAATTACGCAAGCGCGATTGGCCGTAAACCTTGGCGAGAAATGTCCGTATTTGCAGGGCCTGCCAGTGTAGTAGTAGATCGCAGAATGCGCCCTGGCATCCTGGATGCTGGAGATCATGACAGTTCGATTTCGTCCTTACGCATGGCCGTCGCCAGCCGTTTGGCCCGCTGACCGACCTGCTCGGACCACCGGCTGTCGAGCATCTCCTCAGCCGCTTTATCGAAATCACCCGATTGCGCCGCCGACAGCATGTTTTTGAACTTTGTGAGGCCGAATGTGCCCAGGTTAAATGCCATATCGACCAGAATGCGCCGACGGACCTCGGAAAGTTCTCTCCACCAGGGGATGCTTGCATCCAGTTCCTCGATGATGCGCACCAGGTCGTTCTGGAGCATGAAGGTCGCTTCGGCCTTGGTGATTCCATTATCTTCCAGGTTGCGACCGATTCCGATAGTCAGCTTTCCCACTGTGTCATAGTACGGTTTGAGCCTGACCCCCTCATGGAGCTCTAGCTGCTTGGTCATTTCCTTCATATTGATCGCCATCAATCACCCCGCTTGTTTCTGAGCGCCATCAGCTTGTCGGCGGATTTAAGGCCAAAGCTCGCGCTCACGCCAATGAACAGAAGGTACTGATACCACTCGGGCAATGACGACAATGTTTCAAAGCCTGAGCGCACCCGCTCAATGATATGAGGGTCGTCCACCGCGATCCCGTACCCGATGAAGATTACCGGCAGGGTCAGAATGATAATCAGGTATTCGTCTTTCCAAGATCGTCCGCTAGCCTCTGCCATCCTGGCCTCCCAGTCCGCATCGGTCTTGATGCGCTGGATACGGGCCTCCTGAATGGCCTTTTTCTCCTCAATCTTGCCCTTTATCCACCCGCCAGCGAGATCGGCGATCGGCTTGATGAGTGCCTGCCACATGGTCACGGCTCCTTTATAAGCAACGCCGAGACGTAGGCGGCCACTGGACCGGAGGTGTTTTCCGCTCGCGCCTCGATGCAAAAGTCTTTTTTCTCAGGGACCAGGAATGGAATGTCCAGGTTGAAGTCCATCGAAGTTGACGTTATAGACTCCCAGAATCGAAGAATCAGATTGTCTGCCACCGGGTCATGCAGAGCGGCCCTGAATCGGAAAACTTTATCGCCGCTCATCGTTCCGTCCAACAGAACCTTTTTGATAAAAAGAGAGCGTCCGGCCGGGACGGAATAAACGATCGCCTGGTGCACGCCATCGCCTGCTTTGATAATCGCCACCACGTCACTGCCGCTCGATATTGTAATATCGCCGACGTTCTCGCCACTGGCGATCCGGGCGTCGTTTACGCGCAGAAACTTTTGGCTTGTAGTCGCCTGGGTTTGGCCGGTGAGCGTGACGGTTTCAGTGATTTGGTTGTAATCGCTATCTAGGCCCGTGATGAGAATGTCCATTGTGTCGCCAGAATCATCGGACACTACTCCGAGCGTCTGGGCCGTCTCCGGGAATGGGTAGACGCCGCCGTCATCGAAAATGGTCTCAAACGACGTCCCGACTGCGTTGTTGATTCCGAAAAGGTGGACAGTCTCGCAATCAGGTCGAAGGCCGCGAGCGACGTCAAAAAAAGCGTCTCGGCTGGATGTGGCTTTTAGGTCGCGAATTGCCATGGCGATTCCTTATTTGTCGGCCTTCGAGTCGATTTTCATCTCGATATGATCGAGCTTGTCGAAAAGTCGCTCCATCGACCGATCAAACTCGTCGCGCTTGACGTACTCACCAGCGACCAGTACCTCGATGCGGCTCACCTTGTCTGAGAGCTCTCTATCGTCTTGATGTAGCTTCTGAATAGAATCCCACATCACGCGCATAAACCAGCCAGCCAGAAGCATGACCCCGCCGATGGCAGCGTTGAATAGCGTCTGGAAATCCATTTCAAAGGACCTCTTCCTTCCATTCCTGGGCTTCTTCGTCCCAGTAGTAATCGCCTTTTGGCTGCGCGACAGGAGGAACCCATCCTTCTCCTTCGACCCATGACCAGCTCGGATACGGCTGCGGGCGCTGCTGCTGCGACCAGGTGCCGTAGACGACGCCATCCTCGGCTGACCAGTCGGCCCCGTAATTCCACTGGTGCGCTGGCTCAGGAGTCTCGGCAGGCTTCTCAGTGCCAACGATTTTATGCCACCCCATGCGCTTCAATTCGGCGCGATTAAATGATCTGAGATTGATCGGCAAGCCGACCAGGGTGACTTTGCCATTTTCGACCTTTGCCATTGTCATGCGACTGCCCTCGCTTTTGTCAGATTTCGCATGGTGACCACCCCATGCTGTGATGCCTCTATCGCCCATTGTTTCCGCAAACGATAAGCGTTGCAATGCCGGGCGAGAGCCATATATGACGTCAGCGTTTCGCCTTTGTGAAGATTGTGCGATAGCTGTTTCATAGCTCGGCTGCCCTTTTGTGCTGTCCGCCGCCTGAGATAAGTCCGGCGCGCCTTTGGATAAGCATCGCTGCTCCATCGCAACAAACAGCAAGACGTCCAGGCGAGCGCTGCGGCGCTTGGCCCGTTCAATTTGATTGGCCCTCGCATGGCTCTGGAGCCGGTTGGCCGTGTCGATGTCAACGATCACCTCCACCGACTCTGATAGCAGCCTTTGAACAAGGGTCAGTCGTAACTCCTTTGGAGACTTGCGCGTCGTCTCATGCAGCGTGCTAACAAGCCGCTGCGCCTCTTTATAGGCGGGTAGGCTTTTCGACTTTGCCATCAAAGTTCAAAGGGCAAAGGTTAAAGGACGACGCGCCGGACAGGACGCACACTGTTGCTGCTGTTGTCCTTGCTGACGGCAAACTGGATGCCCTCATTGCCAGAATTCGTGAAGCCCTGGACCCAGGCACGGCCCCCTTCATCGGCGTCGGTCGTTGACCAGTAACGGAGCTGATCTAGGGATTGCGCGGCGTTTTCCTTAAACAGGTCCAGATAGGTCACATCAGGAATGCGTGGGCTGTTCTCGTACTGAAAGCCCTCAATGGCCGATGACGGGTTGGTGCCGACCACCTGTGTGCCGGGGAAGTTTCGGTTGCGCGTGTCGTCGCGGTTGTCCGCATTGTTGGGCTTGAAGTTCCTGTAAAGAAGCTCCAGCTCGTCCATGGCGGGGAGATACCACGCACTACCGCCAGGCGTTGAAACCGCCGGATACTGAAGGCGGCAAGCCTCGATGAAGTCATGCACTTCATAAGATGAGTCACCTTTGCCGATGATGACGTTTGTTGCCTCAAGGCCATTCCAGCGGGTAAAGCATCCAGCCTCGCCGCCGCGAGATTGCGTGTCCCATTCTAGATCGCCTGTCGGAAGCCCCGAAGCTGGCGCCGATCCACGGCCTCCCTCGAGTGACTTCGGCGCGACAATGAGCGCGTAGCGAAGCCCGGTCTGGTAGTCATCTTGACTGTCGATTGTGCCAGCGATTGTGTCAATCAACCCCGCATAAAAGCCGCCAGCGACTGGCGCGCCGAGCAGGTTGAGCTCAATGGCAACGGCCAGGTCGACATCAAGATCCCCCCGCGTGCCCTCGCGCTGGATAAAGCCCTGGGCAATCTGTTCTTTACGCCCGACAAAGCTCTCGACTGCCTCGTCAATCGCCCCTTGGACATTTGTCGCCTCCAGGCCTGAGGTCGAGTTGTCATAGTTGACGGAAATAATCTTATTGCCGGAGACGCTGTTGTCTTGCAGAGCCGATCCGCTGACCTGGCCATTCGCGACGGTGAACGTGGATCCGGAGACGTCAACATTCGTGCCGCTGATAGTGCCGCCGTTGATCGCATCGCCGGAAATCTGATTGTTAGCAACCGTGAATGTCGCGCCCGAGATATCAATATCGGTGCCGGTGATTGAGCCGCCTTCCAGATTGACGTTGTCGGCATCCTGCGTAGCGATTGATCCGAGGCCGAGATTCGTCCGCGCGCCGGAGGCCGATGTTGAACCGGTCCCGCCCTGATTCACCGCCAGCGTGCCATCGACGGTCTTTGCGCCGCCAATGTTGATTGTCCAGGACGAATAAGTGCCGCTGCCAGCGAAGCCGAAAGCGTTTACAGTCAGCGACGTTCCCGAATAGCTGGTGACCACACAATCGAGGAAATTGATCTCAGGCGAACTCGCATCGGCGATGCGAAGCGGCGTGCCTTCCTGGTAAGGTTTGCCTTCTGAAACCGTAAAGGTTTTCGATCCGGTGCCGATGGCCTCGGACGTCGAGGACGTGTCGTTGTAGATATCGCCCGCCTGGGTGACAAAATCTTCTAGAGCATCTGGGAATCCGTCGACGTAATTCGTGCCCTCGAAGTCCGCCAAGGTGTAAGTGCGGCCGTTCAAAGTAACTGGAAATGCCATCAGATCAATTCCTCTATCTCGATCGTGCGCCCGTAAAATTCGAGCGTGCTGTTAATGATCGGTTCAGTTCTTACCAGCCGCCCGTATATGTTTTGGGTCGGCCACGTTTTTGGATCATCCGGTTGCGGTATCACCAGAATGTCTTTTGCGACGCCGCGCAGTCGGTCGATATTATTGAACACATTGCCGAAGATTTCAGCCTCCGGCAGGTTCTGCAATTCAAAACGAATCCGCCGGAAACGCTCGACCTCATCGACGAATGTCTGTCCGCCGCGAGACTTCACGATCCTCGACTCGTCGACAAATTGAATTTCGACGCCGAACCCGTAGTTCGTCGACGGCCGAAAGGCCGGGCCAGCGATCAATCGCCCGGCCTCAATGTACCCCTCGTCCTGGTCGGCGTCTGATATATCAATCCGCAGGTAGCGGGCCTGGACAGGCGCATCGAGGACCACGAACGAACTGATCTGATACTCCGCAGCGACCTCCGGGTTAATCCGGCCGCCCCAGGAAAATACGCCCCAGGGCAAAGTACCGAACTCCTCGACGACCGGCCAAGCATCGACGAATCCGGAATCGTGCTGAGTAGTTGAAAAGTCGGCCACATTGGAGAGCCGCCATCGAATCTGTCCAGTCTGAGTAATGTTGTGCCGCACAAGCGCCACAAAGTCGATGATCCGGCCCTGTCCGAAATCGACATCGATGGCAATGTCGGTGGCGCCATCGGAGCGATACACCTTGACGAGCTGGCGGTCCTGCAAGTTCTCCACTGGCAGGCTCGCGACCTCGCTGCTGGCGGTGATGCTGGTCGCCTGATCCGAATAATTAGTTGACGAGATAATCATGTTCGACATGGATCAGCCCCAAAGCTCCAGCTCGACCTCATTGATCGCAGCATCCTCGAAAAGAGAAATCACGCGGAAAAGTTTACCACCTGATAGGTCATATCTAGGGAACGTGATTCTGATCAGATCGTTCAGCTTGACCGTGAACGGCTGAGTCTTGACCCGGATTCGATAGACGTCGCGCTGGTCACCATAAAGCCCAATCTGGCGTGTGGCCTCGGCCGAAGCCGCCGACGAGTCGATCAGACGGGAGTCGATCTCTAGCGTTTCACTGTTCGGATAGACCGACAGCGTTCCAGCGGACGAGGCCGTCGCCACCGCCGACTCTCGAATCAGAAAATCCCTATCCGTCGCCGACGCCGCCAGAGTGTCCTCATCGAGAACGGTGAAGTTCTTTTTGTACTTAATGTTGACGCGATGATTTGGAATCGACGTCGGCAGCCTTTGAAGCTCGATGATGTTCGTGGTGTCCAGCTCTAGCAGCGGCGATCCGGTTGGCGCGGTCAGTCGCCCCACGTTCAGCTCGCCATCACGATTAAATCCGAAAAACGCGCCGATAGAATTAGCGAGTTGATCGAACACGTCGAGAATGTTCGTGAACCGATCAATGTAGACCCCGACCGTCTCGCTGTTGTCAGTGTTGAGGTCGGTGAAACTGGTCACATCAAAGTCGGCCGGGTCCGAAAAACCTGCGTATTCCGCAGCAATGAATCGGATAATATCCGCGACGGTCTGCTTATAGCTGCCGCTCGGCTTCGCGCCTTTCACGTCGCAGGTGATAACGCCATCGGGGGCGCTGGAAAGAGTCAGGCGCCCATTCGCCAGGTCGGTAGAAAAACCGGTGATCTCCGCGCCGTTCTCATACACGGCATCAATCGACTCGATGGGACCGTCATGCACCTGGTAAAGGTTGGTCGATTCATCGACCAGCACCGGGCTGATGTTGAATACCTGGCCAAAGCATAGCGGTTTCGGTGTGCCCGCCATGATCGAACTGCCATCGTTCCCGCCGGTGCCGCCGTACACATTGGGCGGAAAAGTCCGAGTAAAACTGTCCTGGCCGTCCCGGATAATGACCTGGAGCTCTAGGTCGTTGAACTCGACAGCCTTGGTCTTGCCCTTAAAGATCGTGAAGTGCTGGGAAATGTTCGCGCCTTTCTCGCCCACCAGGACCTCGACGTCTCGATTGTCCCAGGCATACGTCGCAAAGTCGTCAAGGCCGCCATCGGCGTTCGACAGAATAATCGTGCCGAAAGACGGGATCGACTCTCCGCCAACGCGGCCGGACTGGAACATAGAGCGCTGAAAGTTGAGCGCCTCAATCACTCTCGGAGCAAAATATGTGTTCGCAGGCGTCTCGCTAGGCCCGGACACATAACCGCGGTCGGAGAGGTACACCTCGATGACCTGGCTTCCGTCAAACGGGCTCAAGATGACGAGATAGCTTTTCGCCGCATATGGGTTGGCGACAAGTTCGGCGAGCGTCGTGGCTACCATTACCTCGCCCCGACCAATGCCTGACCGGCAAGCGCCCGGCTGAACTGGCGGCGCAGATCAGCGATCTCATCCTTCACCTCATTTACCGCGCCAATAAGATCGCCGCCAGAGCCTTTTACAGCCGACACAGTGCCGTTTCGATTGGGGATGAATACCTCGGGACCGTTCTCGCCCACAATAGCCGCCTGACCGCCTGACAGCGGCCCACCCATCGCCCGCTTTTCCAAAAACGGGGAGGCGCCGTTCACCAATTGGGCGAAGGCGTCAGCGCGGTTTTGATTGAATGAAGTCTTGGCATCTTTCATCAAGCCAAGCCCATCGGTCAGTTTTTCAGAAATCCTACCGGCAAGCTCATCGGTAAAGGTGTCAGCCGCCAGACTTGTCGCAACAGACTTGGCGATCGCGCTGGTCGACCCCGCGCCGAAAACGCCCTGGGCGAACGAGTTGCTGATCGCCGAGCCGATGTTTGCAAACGTGCCGCCAACGCCAGCCGACCCGAACTGACCAAGCGCTCCGGTAATCCCCGCCCCCACGCCTGGGAGAATGAAGGGCAGGGCCGCCGACGCGATGGATGCGACGTCACCGTCGAGAATGCCCTCGACCAACCCTCGGACCGTATCGCCAATGCCTGAAACAATGTCTCCAACCGCATCGACAACACTGTCGACGGCGCTTTTAACAGCGTCTGCCGCATCGCTAAAAACATCGCCGATTGAATCAACGATGCCTCCGAGAAAAAATCCAGGCACGCCCTCGAACAGCCCCTCATCTATCGACGCCCGACCCGGCACCTGCCCGGTGTTGAGGGCGTCGAAGAAATCCGGCCCGAACTTCTGAACGGCGTTCGCGTTCATAACGAACTCACCGTCCGAAAGGCGGGCAAGGATGCTGTCGTCGCGGGGGCCGCCTGGTCCGCTTACGAATCCGCCAGTCGCATACCCTTCAACGTAGCCGCCATCCTTGAACCCGATATTCGGGAAAACGTCGCCAAGGAAATTGATGCCGGCCGAGATGACGTTCTTCGCCGCCAAGTCGGCCAGCCCCCTGATGAGCGTGTTCTTGAAGCTCTCGAAGTCGACCTTGCCTGTCTGGAAAAACTGGCTGAGTGTATCGGTCAAAGAACCCAGCGAATCCTTCACGAACCTCTCGGCATTCTTCGCGTTGTCGGAAATCGAGTTGTAGAAGTCCTTGACCCCCTTGATCGCACCGGCCCCGAAAGTCTTTTCGGTCTGAGCCTTAAGATCAATCTGCCTATCACGCAGAATCCGCAGGGTTTCGGCATTATCTCCGCCAGCGGCGGTCACAAGCCTGATCGCCTCCTCGACCCTTTCAAGTTCTGAACGCGAGCTCTCGACAGGGTTCTTGAGTCCGGTGTAATCCAGGGCGAGCTGTTGCGTTATATCGGAAAGTCGATCGCTCGAAATGCGCTGATTAACGATGAGCGAGTCCAGCGTTTCGATTTTATCGGACAGGCTGACGGTTTCCGGCTGGAGTCCCTTAATCTCGTCGAGAAGGCGCTTTTGGGCTCTAGTCAGGCCCTCGGTCACATTTTCGGTCCCGCCAATGGTGGTTCCAAGCTCCTCGGCCTCATCGGCCAATGACTGAACCTCGCCGCTGGTGTCATTAATCGTGAAACCTAGTGTCTCTAATACGCTGTCGACAGCCTTGCTGACGTCGATATTGTCAGTGAATCGGTCGATCAGGTTTTGGATATCTTCTCGGAAGATGACAGCGGCGGTCGTTGCGGTTCCGAGTGTTGCCGCCGTCACAAGCAAATTCTTTCCAAGCAACTTTGAGACGCTGGAAAGCACCGTCGTTGTTACCTGGGCCGTTGCGACCGCCTTGGTAAAACCAACAATCGCCGAGATTGTTCGCCCCACGTTGCGAATCAGCTTGGCGCCAAAGATCACACCAAATCCCAGAATGATCTTGTCGATGTTATCGCTTAGAAGCTCGAAAGCCCTCTCGGCCGTCCTTATGGAACCGACCAGAACGCCCGCGATGGTGCGGGCGAAGCTATCGGTCTCGCCAATGCTGTCTGTGATTCTTCGCGTGACCCTCGCGATCTCTGCCGAAAGGCCTGCCTCGCCGATCGCGAAAAACAGGTTATCGACTGCATCGCCGAGGTTAGAAAACGCGCCGTTCAGCGTAGCGGCCTGGCGTTCTGTCGCGCCAGCAAACTGAACCCCAGCGATCTCGGTCAGAGCGGCGGTGATGGAAGCCGCATCATTGGTGACGGTTTTGGTCGTGTTCCCGATTGACAGAGTGATCTTGTCATTCTCTTTTCGGGCCTTGATGCCAAACTCTTTAAGCCGCTCGAATTCGCCAACGGCCGCATCCGCCACGGCCTCGGCGAGCTGACGAAACGACTTCCCCGACCCCGCTGCGATGTCCCCGAACGCCCGCAACTGCTCGACCGTTGGGTCGATGCCTCGTGCGATAAGGGTGGTGAATGAGCCCACAACATCGGAAACCGCGAACGGCGTGTCCGCGGCGAAACGTCGAATGATGTTAAACGCGCGGTCAGCATTTTCGACTGACCCGGTGAAGGTGATAAGAGAAGCCTTGAGTGATTGGAACTCGCGGTTGGTGCGGACGAGGTTCGAGCCTATGGCCCCAACAGAAAAAGCCGCAGCCAGCGGCGCTAACAAACGCGTTAGGCTACCGACTGCGGTTTGAACCTGCCCCAGGTTTCCGCGGACTGCTTTGAGCGCGGCGGCCGACCGATCCTTTGCCGTTATTTCGTACTGGATTCGACCTTGTGCCATTATTGCCTGCCGCCTTTCGCTGCTTCTCTTGTTCTTCGGACTGGATGGTCAGGTAAATCGACCACTCGATAAACTCATCGACTGACATTTCAAGCTCTAGCCTCTCGACCGTCATACTTAGCTTTTCAGCCAGCATGAACTTGAATCGTCTGTCAGCCGATTCCCTTAGTTTTTTTCGAGCTCTCCCTCATTGACGCCCATGATCTCGGTTGCCACTCGGGCAACCACCTGGGCATCAACAGACGTCCGAAGCGCCGCCTTATCCTCGACGGTAAAAACCTTGTTGCCATCCTCGTCGATGAGCTTCATGACGAGCAGCTCGGCCAGAACCTCCGACTCGGGCTGGTTCTTGGTCACCGTCGCGATCTTGCCCTGGTCACGGAGCGTAAACGGCTCCGAATAAACTACCAGCGGGCCTTCATCATCGCCCCACTCAGGAATCTCGATTCGCTTGAGCGGCTTTTCCTTGTAGTGATTCGTGGCGCGCCCAATGATGGACGCGCCCGACTTCTTCGCAGGCATAATTAAGCCCCTACAGTCGTTTCGGTAAGTTCGCCGCTGCCCTGGAGCGTCAGCGAGGCCTCGACCATTCCGTCGAATGACGAATTGATCGTGCGACCAGTGACCAGGGCCGTGCCGGAAAGAAGATGATCGCCGCTTTCATCGCCCTCGACCTGGAAGTTGATGCTTACAGACGAGCCAACAGCCAAGGCGCCCTGCCCGGCTGTGTCGGTATCATCAAAAAACACATCGACGCTGCCGTTCCAGGAGCGAAGCGAAGTCTTGAAAGTGCGATAGGTGTCGCCCATTGCAGAATCCTCGATGGTGTCCATCGTTTCATCCACGCTGAACGAACGAATCTCAGCGATGGCATCAGTGCCGACTTTTACGGTTCCGCCGTTTCCGGTAATCGTCGCCATTTTCAATTTCCTCTATATCAGAAATGGTTGCGGTCTCTGCCGCCGGTGCAACAACGGCAGTCGGATCAGACTCCAACCACCCATTCCCCAGGAAACGGCCTTTGTCCGATTCCCAGATTTCGATCGGCAGACCGCCTGTCGGCGGCCAAACCTTAACTCTTTTTGGCATTATAGCCTCCCTAGACGCTCTGATTGACAGCATCTTCTTTCGTCACATAGACGATTTCAATGCTGGTCCTCCCAATGGCGACGGGCTGATCTCCTTCGCCAGAAAATTCCGACTCGAATGCCGTGATCCGCGTGTCTTTCGCCAGCCCGTTTCGAGTCACGTCAGCGGCCAATGCCTCCTCTACCTGCTCGGAAATTGTATCAAGTGTCTGATCGTAGTTCGACACGGCCTTGACATACGCTTCAACAACCACGGTCAGCCGACGAATTTGTGTACGCGGAGGCGTGACCGTCGATGGCTCGATCTCCTCCGCGTCAGTGAAAATCAAAAGCCCAGGCAGCTTACCCTCGGCGATTGGGTAGACACGGTTGCGAAAAACCCTGGAGCCGGTGGTCGCCAAACCAGTCAGCGTGGTGACGATATCGTCTCTGATACTTTGCCGTGCATGCGTCATCAGGGGGCCTCTAGCTGCAACATCGTCAGGCCGGTTCCATCTGGCATGACCACGCGGATTGTGTAAATCACCCCATCAATCTCCAATGTGTCGCCTTCTTCGGCGGCAGGGACATCAGCGGTGCGCGTGTGGAACCGCGGCGTTCGGACCGAAAACGGAACGCCGCCGCCGGCATCGACTTCCTCATGGTCATTGTCGAAAATACCCGTGACGGTCACGGCCGAGCCGCCAGTCGGCGTATAAACCGCCGCAGTGCCAAAGTCGTCAGCACCGAAAAAAATCGACCGCTCGATATCCGTCTCAACCGTCATTATTCGCTGGCCTTTGTCTTGCGCTTATACGCCCGCTTGACCACATCCTTCTGGCCGTCCGAAGTATCCAGCCCGACCGATCGATCGGTGCTCGTTGGCTTCGGCGCTGGCTCGGCGAACTTTACGGCTCGGCCGCGACCAATAAGGTTGTAGGCATGTGTTTCTGAGACGTCCAGAATCGACCCGGCGGCCTGATGCTGTCCCTCCCAAAGGATCGGCGATTTCAATTCTATTTTCATTGGTGCATCCTTTTGAATTTTCCCGACGCGAACGAAATGCGATCAGGGTTGCGTAGTTGTTCTATAAACCGCGTCATTAGGTTCAGATCGTGATCTGTCTGCTTGTGTTTTTCAAGCCTACCCGTTTGAGGGCCCTGCCACCAATACTCGCGACCATCTTTCCGCCCCTCGTACTGATCCATCCCACAAACGCGAACCTGACCGAAGCCTAGAAAATCCGCCAGCCAGATCGCAAGCATTCCGCTATAACGAACCGCCGGTGCCAAGTCTGCATGGATAACGTGCTCGCCAGCGTAAGCGAATTTGGAAAGTTTGGTGACCAGTATCATGTCCCGGAAATCCTGGACCAGCGGCCACATGTGACGGTCGAGGAATACTAGGTAGTCTAGGGGCAGAATCAGCGCGTGCTGATTGACGCCGATCAGTCTATCGACCGGTTCAATTCTGCGAAGGTCTTGCGGCAACGAAACGCCACCGCCACAAATTGCGACGGTTTCGCCTTGGTGATGATCTTTGAATTCCTGAATCTTGGGCATAAAAAAAAGGGGGCCCGAAGGCCCCCTTCATCAGGCCATCACGCGGTGGTGACGTCCTTGATCGCGGCGAAGCTCTCCGCGTGCCGAACGGCAACGTCAACATCCTGATACATGGCGATCCGGGTGGCACCCTTGTCGGAGCCGGTGTAGGGATCGACCAGGACGTCCAGGCCGCCGAACATGCCGATCATCAGATCGGAGAAGTTGCCGAAGATAACGGCACTGCAAGAGTTCGACGTGGTGCCCTTGGTGAGGTCAGACGGGACAAGCGTGCTGCTCGCGACGTCGTAACCCAGGACGCGGTTGGTGTCGTTAAGGATGAAGTTCCCCTCGACGCCGCTCGTCTGACGAGGCGTCTGACGCATATCGCCAACCACCTTGGGGTTGGTCAGATAGGCCAGGCTGCCAGCCAGTGCGTTGTCGACAGCGACTTCTCGCTCCAGATCGACCAGCGATGCATAAGTGATCGGCCCGCCGTTGGTGCCCAGAGCCACCGACCCAATGCCGTTGGTCTCCAGGATGCCGGTCGGCTCACCCGAGCCGCCGCCCTCGATGGCAACCTCGTCGATCTTCGCAGCGAACTGACGGGTCAAGTCGTCACGAATGATCTGCTCCACCGAAGGATCGGACTGCATCATCAGCTTACGGCTGATATCAACGTGCTGGCGCATCTCCTTGGGCGTCATGGTCACCTGGCGGAAATCAGGCGCCCCCTCGGAACCAGGCGCAGCGTTTTCGCTGACAAAGCCGACGGTCGTCTTGCTATTGAGCGCCGGAATGGCGACGTCGCCCTTGAGACCCTGCATCATGCGGGCACCAAGGCCGGAAATCACCAGGTTGGCACGCAGCGCGTCGATGAACTCCCCCGCCAGGTGATCCTCGGGCACCAGGTTGGAGCCGTTGGCCGGGCTGGTGGTCAGAATGTCACGCTTGAAGATCGAGGTCGGGACGAAAAACCCGCGGGCTTCCTTGCCATAATGGCGAGCAAGATCCTGGGAGACCTCCGCCTCAAACCCGTCCAGGCGACCATTCGCGGCAGAACGGATGGCATTCATCAGCGAATACTGACGCTGCTCCTTCGCGTTCATGTCAATCTCCGGGGCATCGAGCGGCTTGTCCGCAATCTTGTCTAGGAGAAGGCCACGGAACTGCGTCAGACCCATACCCTTACGGATAGCATCGTCAGCCAGGTCACGACGGTTGTGACGGACGCCGAGATCAATGATCTCGCCGACTTCCTTCTGGTACGCAGAAAGTGCTTCCTGGCGCACCGCATCGTTAGACTGTTCCATTTCGTTTACCTCCACGGTAGGAACTGAACTTTCGGTTTCGGTTGCAGGTGAACTCTCGTGCGCACGCCCCACACCGACTGACTGGTCGGCTGGGATGGAAACGATCGAGACTTCGAGCGGCTGCCATGAAGTCGCGCGGAACACGTCCATGTTCCCTTCATCGCGGGCCATTTTGGTGACACGGTAGCCGATGGAAACATTCCCACGGATACCATCCACCACATCGTCATAGACCTCGCTCGCGAGCGCGTTCCGACTAAAACGCGCAACAGCTCGGAGACGGCCGGCCTGCTCGTCAAGGTCTACCGATTCGACAACGCCAATCTGCCGCTCTGGATCGTGATCCAGGAGAAGCGGCGCTCGGCCAGAATTCATGAAGTCGAGATCGACGCTCCCGCGGCTATGGTCCAGAACCTCCTTACCATAGCCACGCTCAACCGCCATCTCAGAACTCACCGCCATGCGAACCCGGCGATCGTCGATCGTCTCGGGGTCCATTGTTTCGGCGCGATGCAGGGTCTCAGTTTTTGAAAACCGCTCGACCTCGATCTCGCTGCCAGATTCTTCTTCGGCATCCTGTACTTCTTCCGGCATGATGTTAATGCCCTCGAACTCAGCGCCCTTTGCAAACTTGACCAGGATGGATTCTTCATCCTCAGTGATCTCGACAATGTGCCGATTTTCACCCATCTCAATGCCCATATCGCCCGACTCCTGACTTTCTTCGCTGCCCCCGAAGGCGTTTGCCTGCCACTCATAGGATGTTTCGTCAGACTGAATCGGACCACCTTTCGCCCAAGTGTGGCAAGTCCGAGCCGAGTGACATTTGAAATGGTGCATCCAACAGTAGCCAAGTTCGCCATCATCATTTGACGTTTCGCCAGGCATGCAGTTTTTCATCCGCTGGGAGATGTCGAAAGCGACGCAATTAGCGCATTTTGACGCCCGAGCGGCCTCGACCGTTGTATCCCAATACTCAGCGACGTTTTCCCAGTAATCGCCTGGCTCGTCCACATTGAGAGGCCCGTAATTGAACATGCGGATGGCGCGGTCACGGTTTTGGGTGTTGAGCTCGAGATTCTGGGTGGCCGGCGGGCAAGGCATTTCCGCATCCCGTTCGGATCGCTCTACCACCGCTTCTTCAAACTTTATCGGTTCCATATTGTGATCCGCCAACCAATCCATAGATTCTTGCCGAGTGTACCGATCCGCGTCGAATCTCACACTCTGGATTTCCGAAACGCGTTCATCATTTCGACTGAATATACCATAGATGAAATCTATACCATCGCCGCCAGCATTCGCGTCGCGCCGGAATGTGTCGTATTTGTCAGGATCGTTGATCCTAGCGGCGTGCTCGTTTGGATACGGACGCTCGTCCTTGTAGTTACCGCGCTCATCGCCCGCCAGCGGGTGCCCGTCCGGGAACAGATCGGTGTCATGCTCACCTCCCTGGAAGCGATCGTTTTTCAACGCGAAAAGGAAAGAATTTACTCGCGCATATGCCCACTGCTCGGGGCCGGATACGCCCGGACGCACTGACGCGGGATTGTTCTCATAAGCACCGACGCCGCGCTCGAAAACCTGACGGAGCATCGGCAGCGTTGCCCGGCGCAGCTCGTCGTCACCGACCTCCTCGTTATGCTCGTCGCGCTTGTTTGCAAGGCCTTCTTCGACTTCATCAGATAGCTGGCGGTTCTCTTTTTTGCCCTCTAGCTTCTTTACCAGCTCCAGAATGACGTCCTTCATCCCCTGTTCGCCAATCGCCCCGATAACGCCCCATTTCATCTGAGCGACCACTCCGGCCACATTCGACATGTTGGGCTCCAGGTCACCGTTGGCAAACTGGCTGCCGTTGTCGAAATGCCGAGCCGCCCAGGCCTCTCGTTCTTTGATCCAGTCCAGGACCTCGGGGTCCTCGGAGCCGTCGCGGGCCTGACCCCAAAGCTCAAACGCCTCGTTCCCGCGGATGTTCCCGCCAGCCGACCAGATTTCCGGATTGAACTCCTGGATGTTCTCGGCAAAGTCGCGGCCGAACTGCGGGTATTCACTGTTCCGCAGCGTGATCTTGAAATCGTCGCCCTGGTTGGGGAAATCAGTCGCCATCATCGGGCTCCTCTGGCGCCATATCGTTGAATGGCTCACCTGACTGCAAATTAACCTTCGCCGGGCCGTATGGGCCCTGCCCGCCGCCGAAGGGCTCATGAGCGAACTGCAATCCATACTTCTCGGCGGTCTGCTTGTCTCTCGCGATCGTTGCCATCATGTCATCCAGATCTCGGCCGTAGTTGTTGGCGATATCCTGGAGCGAAATGATGCCGTTATTGAGCGCGATGACATTCGCGCTGATCTCCTTCTGCGGGTCGACCCACTGAAAGCCCCGCGGCCGGAACATCGCCGCGTCCGCGAACTTGTCGAACTTGCCGATCGGGAGATTGACCACGCCGATAGTCATGGCCTGCGACAGCCACTGGCGATAGACAGGCAGCATGAAGTGCTCGATCATGAAATGTTGGAGATAGCGGTAGAAGTCGCGGTCCTCGATCGTGCCCTGCCGGATCGACGAATATGAAGTCTGAGTCAGATCATTCGCCAGCGAGTGATAAGAAATTCCAAGGCCCGAAGCGATCCCTCGGAGAATAGACTTCTCGAAATCCGAGAAAGCCGAGGTCGGGTGCTGGGGATCGAACTGCTGGAAGTCGACGCCCTGCGGTAGCTGGTGAAAACTGCCCGGCTCGGCCTCCATGATCGGAATATCGCCCTGGAGGTCGTCGGCCTGGAACCCGTCGCCAGCACGGGACGTAAAAAACCCCATTTTCGAGGCCGCTGTTCGAGCCGCGACCAGCTCCGCCTCTCGGTATCCATGCAGCATCTTCAGCGCGTTGATCGCTGTGCTCATCCACGGCACGCCACGGGTCTGCTGGGCTCGCTCCGGTAGATAGAGATGCAGGATCTGCTCCGCCGGGATGCGCTGGGTGCGTCGCGCATAGGTGCTATACGTCACGTCGCCAGGGTGCTCGGTCAGGACGTGATAGGCGATCGGGCGACGGTACGGATCCATTTCGACGCCCATGCGAATCTGGTTGCCGTTGGCGAGCTTCTCGTTCTTCTCCTCATACACTACATCGGGCTCAAGGAACTCTAGGGCGAAACGATCCCGGTTTCCCGGATAGTTCACCAGGCGGACGATGCACTCCCCGTCCCGCGCCAGCGACTCAATTACCATGGCCTGCGCGTCAGCGAACGAAAAGCGCCCATCGACCGTGCAGTTTCCGGTCCGGCCCCACCGCTTCCATTCCTGTTCGATGATTCGGTTCGCGATCTGGTCCATGCTGCCGTCAGTATTCACGGCCTTGACCTGGAGCTGGGCCCCGCGCTCGCCGACCACGTTGGTCTTGAGAAGGTTGATATACCGTCGGGCGTACTCGTTGTTCCGCGACAGCTCGCGACAGCGATCGCGCAGCGCTCGGAGACTATAGCGAAGCTCGGCATCAGCCGACTTCTGCGACGTCACAAAGTCCGAAAACAAACGACCGGCATTAACGCCGTCATATCCGCGCTTTTTGATCTGCTTTTGATCGCGTTTGAAGATATCCAGAATGCCCATATCAGAATCTCACCTTGATCGTGGACGGGACCGATCGCCCGAGCTTGATATCTTCCTCGCGCTTGAGCCTGGTCACCTCAGACCGATAATAATCGCGCCATTTCATCAGGTCCTCGATGGCTATTTTCACGAGTGATCTGCCCTGAATCGAGTAATTGGCCACGTCTGAATCGGCCCTACCCTCAAGTATCGACTCAATTTTCGCCAGCATGATCTCGGCATGGCTGCGCGGGTCCTGATTAAGAGAATCAAAATCAGTCTTGATCGTCAGCCGCCCCTGGCCGACCGTGATTCGCGCCGAGTCGCTGGTTCGCGTGATATATGCCTGCCAGCCGTAATCACCGAAATCGGTAAGCGCCAGCGCCGTGGCCGAATCAATCTCAGCATAGTAGCCGGCATCGTCCTCGCTGGCGGTGATCTCGAAATTGTTTCCAGACGTCGATGACTGCTTTATCGACTGGAAAGAATAAGAAAGTGAGTAGGAATCGGTCGGATATTCGACGGCGAGATCGTCCCGCCGCCAGATAACCAGATCGCCCGCGATAATTTCGGTCGGCTCGCCCTGGGGCGCGGATACCGGGTCAAATCGGTTCGCCATTAAGCTCTCCAGTTGTTTACAAAACCGCCAGGGCGCTTTCGCTGCATCCTGCGCCGGGCATCCGGCACCGTTTCCGTACTCTCGACATTCTCGGTCTTTGCCTGTGCCAGCATTTTATCGGCTATTGTATTGACATTGATACCAGATATCGACAGGGCGGCCAAAGCATAACATCGAACGTCCAAGGCCTCGTTTCTAGCCCGCTTCTTGGTCCACTGCCGCTTGGCGTGTCCGCGAACATATCGAGTGACCCGCCGCTCCGCGGTTAGCTGCTCGAAATACTCATCCGGTCGGTCCGCCGGAAAATGGCAATAACCTGGGCCCGGATCGGCGATGCGAAGGTGGCCGAAAACAGCTTCCTTCGCCGTGTCCGACCCGACAGGGAACAAGTGAATTTTCCCGATATTGTTCCTGGACGGGCGGCCCACCAGCGGCTTGCCCTCGCCGCCGACACCCTTCACGCCGAAAACCCGGCGACCTTCTCGGCCCTTAATGTAGCGATAAGTCGCCTGGGTGTGATGGCCGCCGGTGTCGACGGCAGTCGACCGGATGTTGAGAAGCCGCCCGTCATGAGTTTCATACTCGGCAAACAGTATCGAGTCTAAGTGCTCCCAGACGGCCGGGCTCGATGGGTCGCCCTGGAGCGTCTGATAGTCGACACTCCACTGCTCCAGGTCGCGGCCCACACCCAAAACCTCAACCTCCAGACGATCATCCTGGACGTCCACACCAGCCACCAGAACCGCAACTTGTTCAGGCACCTTATCGCCCCAGTCCTCAGCGCGTTGCTTGATAACATGTTCCTCGACTCCTTCTCCCTGTTCTTCCCAAGTCTCAGCCAGGCTGACGTTTACGAATGTCTGGAGATCGTTCGTGTGCTTTTTCTCCAGAAAGCTCTGGGCAATATCGCCTAGCTTTCGGAAGCAAGAATACATCTCATTGAGATGATAGCTCGCGTGACCTGTGAATGAATCGCTCGCAACCCATTCGCCTTTTCGGATCGCGGAAATCCGCTCGCCATCATTCCACAAAGCGCCGCAAGACTCGCACGCATAACGCGCCGTCTCTGGTTTCCCCTCATCCCAAATCACATTGGACCAGCGAAGGGTCTGGCTGTCGCCGCAATGCGGGCAGGGAACGTGGAAATACCGCCGGTCACCGGCCTCGAACGCTGACTCAATCCAGCTCGCGTTCTTGATCGTCGGCGTGCTGATCTCCAACAGCTTGCGCCGGTCACCGAAAGTCGCCGCCCGCTGCCATAGCAGCGAAACGGGGTGCCCCTCGGTCGACTTGTCATAGCCGTCCACCTCGTCGCATACGATGAACGGGGCCGACCGACCGCGCATCGTCTTGGCTGATCCCGACCAAGAAAACATAAGGAACCCGCCGGGATAGCTTTTCATCCGCTGGTTGTTGACCCCCTCGCGAGCCCTCGGCTTCGCGATCAGACGCTCAAGCTCGTCATTGGACGCGACCAGCGGGTTGAACTTGGTCTCCAGCCAGGTGCCTAGATCGCCTTGACTTGGCTGCATCATGATCTGCGATTGCGGGTCCTGGCCAATCTTGAATGCCTGGGCACATAGCGCCAGCGTCGTCTTGCCGACCTGAGCCGACCACATCAGCGTTATGCGATTGCATAGCGGGTCGGCTGTCATGTCGAGCGGCTCCCGCTGATAGGGCGCATGATCGAAACGGATCAGGCCAGGCACCGCGTTCCCGATCGGGATGCGGATATTCTGCTCGGCCCACTCGGACGGCTTTAGGTTAGGCGGCGGCTGGAGATGATGCGCCGCGCTGTTGATGGCCTTGCGAAGGCCCTCTGTGTTTCGGAACTTATCAATAACCTGGTCAGCCATCCTCCGAAACCTCGTCATCGTGGATATCAAACTCGTCCATCGCCTCCAGGGCCAGGTCGATCTCGCCGAGAATGACCTCCTTGATGCGCGTCTCGCTGTCCTCGCCGAGCAGCGTGGTACTGACCCGGCTCGGGACGTTGCGGATGTTCGTCTTGACCTCGGCAAACGTGTTCGCAAGCGCCCGCTCTAGCTGCTTTAGCGGCACGACTTCGCCCTTCACCTTCGCCAGCTCCAGCTCGGCCTTGGCTGTATCCGCAGCCAGCTTCCGGCGCTTAAGCTCAGACTCGTCCGCCAGGGTGTCGCCGGCGACATCCTCGACCGCTCGCTGTTTCAGCCACTCGGAAACGTCGGCGGTGTTGACCTGCCAGGCGACGCCCTTGCCGCCGCGCTGCATAACAGGGCATCCACGGCGCACCCATTCGTTCACTGTCGTTTCAGCGACCCCGAAAATTTGGGCGATCTCGCGCTTTCCGACCGTCTGGCCGCGATATTTACGGGGCATTTGTTACCTTTCTACACATATAGTG